CCGATATGGGCGAAGCAGACCTACGTAATAAACTGGTAACAGAAGCTTATGGCACGGTCCTCCCACAGAGGCGCGTACCAGAAGAGTACGAAAAATAAAGGTTTACCCTGACATTTTTTGTATTAACAAAGACAATATATACAACGTTTGGTCATATGTGTTACGCCCGTAAGGGCATTCTGAAAACGACCCCTAGGAGAAAAAGGAATCTTGTATGGAAACAGCAGGACTAAATGCAGAGGCTTTTGCAGCTGAAGCAGGAACCGTTCCAGTCGTAGCTGAGTCGTCAGGCAACTCTGTTGTCGCTGACGCACCTACTACTAAGGCGACTTCCAAATTTTATACGGAAGAAGACCTGGTTAAAGTTCGTAGCCAGGAGAAAGAAAAACTCTACCCTCAGATTGATAAGCTGAAGGAAGAACTAGATGGCATTAAGAAAGAGCGTGAAGCAGAACTTGCTGCACGTGCTGCAGAAGCAGAAGCGAAAGCTAAGGCTCAGCAGGAAGCTCTTGAAGGTGACATGGATGTTCGTACTTTGCTTAAGACTAAGGAAGCAGAGTGGCAGGAGCAGTTGGAGCGTGAGCGTCAAGAACGTGAACGTGCCTTCGCTCTTCTGGAACGCGAAAGAACTTTTGCTGACCTGCAGAACTACCGTTCACAACGTGTAGAAGCAGAACGCGAAAACATTATCCCAGAACTTGTAGACCTAATTAGCGGCAATACCCGCGAAGAAGTAGAAGCAAGTATTGAGGGTTTGAAAGAACGTTCAAACAAGATTCTTGAATCGGCGCAGTTTGCAATGCAAAATGCCCGCAAAGAAATGACGGGGACAAGGGTAACCACGCCCCCGCTCGGACCAATGGACGACAATTCGGAGCAACGTGCGTTAACGGCTGAAGATATTCAGTCAATGTCGATGAATGATTATGCAAAATACAGAGAACGTATCATGAGCGCTACTGCTCGCGGTAAGTCTCGCGGCTTGTTCGGGTAAATCCCACAATCCCAAATCCAACCTACAAGGAGTAAACAACTAAAATGGCATCTGGTATTACGGGTACTGGCAATTTAGCCGCAGCCCCAACAGCGTACTCAGGTACAAACACACAGTTGACTCAAGCGATTCAGACAATCTGGTCAAAGGAAATCCTTTTCCAGGCTATGCCTATCCTTCGCTTCGAGCAGTTCGCAGTCAAGAAGACTGAACTTGGTGTTGCACCTGGTCTACAGATTAACTTCATGCGTTACAACAACCTCGGCTTTGCTAACGCACTTGTCGAAGGTGTTCGTATGCAGACAAATGCGCTTACAGCACAGCAGTTCTCAATCACAGTAACAGAGCATGGTTATGCTCTTGCTGTATCTGAGCTTCTTCTTAACGCATCATTCGATGACGTAATGGCATCTGCTTCACGTCTTCTTGGTCGTAACATGGCTATCTACCTAGACCAGCTATCACGCGACACACTTTACGCAGCGACTTCAACCATCTACGGTGAAGACCGCTCTAACCTCTCAGCAGTAAACAACTGGTATGCATATGGCACAAAGGGTACAAACCGTGCAAGCATGACAGGTAACTTCCTCCTAACACCACATACTGTTAAGGATGTTGTTGAGACCCTAGCAACAAAGAACATTCCTCGCCTTGGTGAGACCTATGTTGCGTTTATCCACCCACACCAGAGCCGTCAGCTTCGTGATAACCCAGAGTTTATCGAAGTAACTAAGTACGCTGCTCCTGGTAACTTCATGCTCGGTGAAGTTGGTCGTTTGTACGACTGCGTATTCATCGAAACAACACAGGTACGTAAGGTAGCTGGTGGTGCAGGAACTTCTTACACCGCTGACTCAGCAGTTGCTAACCCAACTGTTACACCTGGTGGAGGTTACATCACTCCAGCACAGTTCACAGGTAATGGTGGTTCAGACCGCTATGACGCTATCTTCATTGGAGATAACGCATTCGGACACGCAATCTCTCTACCAGTTGAACTTCGTGACGGTGGTATTCTTGACTTCGGTCGTGAGCACGCACTTGCTTGGTACTCAATCTTCGGTCTTGGTCTAATCACTGACCAGTCTGTAATCATTGCAGAAACCAACTAATTAGTTTTACCTAGGGGGCCTGGGCAACCAGGCCCCCACTTTAACAGTTACTAAATCGGAGGATATAAATGGCAAGTAAAGTAAAACCGACGGATGTTACTGGTCGCGTACGTGAAGCGGCTCTAGAAGAAAATCTAGAGGCAATGCAGGAACGCGCATCGGAAATGTCTATGGCTACTGCCGAAGCACAAATCAAGCTTGAAACAGAAGTAGTAGATGCAACCGTACCAAACCGTGCAACAGTTATTGTTGATGACCCAACAGTAATTAGCGAGTCAGAAGACTCAGTTGTAATCCGTGTTATCGAAACAATTGATTCTATGACACTAGGTGCAGGAAACTACTACAGCTTTAAAGCTGGAC